TGTTATGATACTACAAACAAAGAAGAGATCAGCCCTGCACATGTTATGTGTCACGGTATGGTAGAGATTATGAACAGTGAAAATGATTATGTTCTATCAGTAGGACATGAAATAGTAATGAACTACTTAAATGAAGCAAAACAAGAGAATGAAGAAGTTAATATTACTGCACAAGATTTAGGCAATAACATTATAAAAGTAAACTTTGGTAGTAAGCATTAGGAGAAAAGTATGGATAGAACTACGTTATTAAATAAAGCTGCAGAAATTATTAGTGGTGAGCGCAATGAAAAGTATGGTCCTGCAGAAGAAAACTTTAGATATATTGCAAATTTTTGGTCCACTTATCTTGGTAAAAAGATTGAATTAGTAGACGTTGCCAATATGATGATACTAATGAAAATAGCTAGAGCCATCAATGATAAAAGTCATATTGATAACTACCTGGACACTGCAGGGTATGCAGCATTAGCTTCAGAAGTCGTATATTATGATCTATAATGATATCGCTATCAGCCCCGAAAGAGATGATCTTTTTGATGAGTTAGGCAAGGTAAGATTAAAAGAGTCCTACATGATGGACAATGAGATATCTCCACAAGAGAGGTTTATATATGTTTCAAAATGTTTTAGCACTAATCAGGAACATGCTCAACGACTTTATGAATATTCTTCAAAACACTGGTTATCTTATTCTACTCCTATATTATCATATGGGCGTTCTAGGCGTGGCCTTCCCATTAGTTGTTATCTTAATTATATCCATGATAGTGCAGAGGGGTTAGTTGATAATCTTAGTGAGACTAATTGGCTCAGTATGTTGGGTGGTGGTGTTGGGGTTGGTTTTGGTATTAGGTCTAGTGACGATAAGTCTACAGGCGTTATGCCCCATCTCAAGATGTATGATGCATCGAGCCTTGCCTACAGACAAGGTAGAACTCGCAGAGGTAGTTACGCTGCTTATCTTGATGTTAGCCATCCCGATATTCTTTTATTTCTTGAGATGAGAAAGCCTACTGGAGATCAAAACTTCAGATGTCTTAACTTGCATCATGGAATTAACATAACAGATGAGTTTATGCAGTTAATAGAAAACTCTATGACTAACCCTTATGCAGATGATACATGGGAGCTAAAAGATCCTCATAGCAACAAAGTTTGTGACATAGTTTCTGCAAAAGAACTATGGCAACGTATTCTTGAAATGCGTATGCAAACAGGTGAGCCTTATATTCATTATATAGACAGATCAAACGATGCTCTACCACCATGGTTAAAGCAGCGTGGGCTAAAGGTGCATCAATCTAATCTGTGTTCTGAAATAATATTACCAACCGATGCAGATAGAACAGCAGTCTGTTGCCTATCTTCTGTTAATTTAGAATACTTTGATGAGTGGTCTAAAGATAAAAGTTTTCTTATAGACATGTTGGAGATGTTAGATAATGTTCTGCAAAAGTTTATTAATGAAGCTCCTGATAGTATTAGTCGTGCTAAGTACTCCGCTATGCGCGAAAGATCAGTGGGCGTGGGAGCGTTGGGATTTCACGCATACTTACAAAACAGAAACATTCCATTTGAGTCAGCGGTGGCTAAATCAATTAACATGCGAATGTTTAAACACATACGAACAGAACTTGATCATGCAAACAGAAACTTGGCCTTACTTAGAGGAGAAGCACCTGATGCAACAGGGACAGGACTACGTTGCAGTCACGTTATGGCAATTGCACCCAATGCTTCAAGTTCAATTATTATGGGAAACACATCACCTTCAATTGAACCTTGGAGAGCCAATGCCTACCGCCAAGATACGCTTAGTGGTTCCTTTCTAAATAAGAATAAATTTCTTGATAAGCTAATCAAAGATAAATGCAAGAAAGACAGAAAGTTAAACTATGACCGTATATGGTCTAGCATCATAGCCAATGATGGTTCTGTGCAACATCTTAGATGCTTGTCACATGAAGAAAAAGAAGTATTCAAAACTGCAATGGAGATTGACCAAAGATGGGTGATTGAACATGCAGCGGATAGACAACAATACATAGATCAATCACAATCTTTGAACGTTTTCTTTAGACCAGACGTAGATATAAAGTATCTTCATGCTGTGCATTTCATGGCATGGAAAAAAGGTCTAAAAACTATGTATTATTGTAGATCAGAAAAAATTGGCAAAGCTGATAAAGTTAGTCGCAAGATAGAACGCCAGATCATAAATGAATTAGACATGGAGTCTTTAGCCTCTGGTGATGAGTGTCTTGCTTGTGAAGGATAAAAGGTATGGCTAAATTTATAATTATTATTGTTATGTTCTTTCCAAACTTTGAAGACTATTTAGGTGGTAATACATTTATCGTCAGTCACGAGCACGATAAAGAATTATTGTTTGAAACTCAAATAGAGTGCTTCGAATACATTACAGAAAATATTAGAGATCTAGTATTGTTTGGTAAGAAAGCTTATAGTCACATAGAGGGTGCAGAAGTAAGTGAGTTTTTTTGCATACCTAAAGAAGAATCTGAAGAATTTCAAAAGATAGAGCAAGAAAAAGGAATTGATACGTGATTAAGTATATAGGGAGTTGTTGGGCATCTATAATGGACAATAGATATAACCCATTGAGTAATATACCAAGCATGTCAGTTAGACATATGATAATGCAGGTTCTAGCATGGATGTGGTGTATTATATTTAGTATTTATGTTGGATCTTTTGTTGTGTTTGGTATATCTGCGATAGCACATATATTACTAATATCAGGTCTATTTATAACTGCTATAACTTTTAAGTTAGCAAAAGATAAACCAGAAATATTTACAGGTGGTTTAGGAAGAGCAAAAGGGGGAGAGCATGAGTAACTTAAAACTACAAAATGAAAGAGAGTATTTCAAACCATTTCACTATCCATGGGCATATGACTCATGGTTAAAACATGAACAAAGTCATTGGTTGCACACAGAAGTACCAATGCTTGAAGACGTTAAAGATTGGAAGAACAAACTAACTACAGAAGAAAAATATTTTTTAACCAACATATTTAGATTTTTTACACAGTCTGATCTTGATGTCTCTGGTGGGTATGTGAACAACTATCTGCCACACTTTCCACAACCTGAAGTGCGTATGATGCTGTCAGGTTTTGCTGCTCGTGAAGCTTTGCACGTAGCTGCATATTCCCATCTCATTGAGTCTCTTGGCATGCCTGAAAGCACGTACAATGAGTTCAATGAGTATGAAGCTATGCGAGATAAGCATGAGTTTTTTAAGGCAAATGTAACATCAGGTAAGCTACCAATACCTCTACAGATTGCAGCTATCTCTGCTTTTACTGAGGGCTTGGCATTGTTCAGTAGTTTTATTATGTTGCTTAATTTTCCTAGACATGGTAAGATGAAGGGTATGGGACAAATAGTTACATGGTCTATCGTAGATGAAACACAACATGCAGAGGGCATGATTAAACTGTTTAGAACTTATGTAGAAGAAAATATAGAGATATGGAATGATAAAACCAAATCAGAAATATATAGCACTGCAGAAAAGATGGTTGATCTTGAAGACAAATTTGTTGATCTGGCGTTTAAGATGGGTGCAGTGGAAGGATTATCACCTGATGAAGTTAAGAACTACATTCGATACATAGCAGATCGTAGGCTAATATCTATGGGTATGAAAGGAATATACAAAGTGAAGACCAATCCTTTACCGTGGGTAGAAACTATGATCAATGCTCCTACTCATACAAACTTCTTTGAGAACAGGGCTACGGATTATGCAAAGGGTGCGCTAAATGGAGATTGGTCAGATGTTTGGGCGAACTAAGGAACACTTGAACGAAGTAGAGATGTCTTATTGGGAACATTTTCGTTTTGCAATGAGCTTAATTCCCTATTTATTATTTGCAATAGCATTTATTATTATACATGCTACAGTTCCAGGGTTGTTTCCCTCAACTACAAGGGAAATTTTAAAAGAGGTAGATTTTAAAATGAGACAGAGTAGTGATCAAAACCTTTGAGATTAGCCCTGAGATGCTCTCTGAGGCCCAAGAGAAGGCCAAGGAGATGGGAGCCTTGCGTGGTTCCCTATTGCAGGGTAAAGGCAATCTCTCAGGCTTTGTGGGCGAGATAGCGGTGCGAGATATTCTTACTGCTACCCAAAGTAACACATACAATTATGATCTAACTCTTGATGATGGATCTACGGTAGATGTGAAGACACAAGCGGTAAACTCTATACCAAGAGAATATTACGAGTGTAATCTTAATGAGCATAGCACAAAGCAAGAATGCGACTACTATGCATTTGCTCGTGTTCTATCAGACCTATCTAAAGGCTGGTATCTTGGTAAGATAAAGAAAAAAGAGTTTATGAAGAGGGCAAAGCTAAACCATGCAGGATCTTTGTCTGCATCTGGTAATTTTGTATTCAAGCTAAATACTTATACAATTAAGATTGGAGATATTGAGAATGGCTAAGAAAGCATCACAAATAGATCGTTCCACTTTGCAGCCTCACATGAGAACCAGCATTGGTTCGTCTACAAACTCACGGCCTACAAACAAATCCAAACGCCGTAGTTTCAAGAAGTATCGTGGTCAAGGTAGAAAATGAGTAATACAAATGCAATTCTGTTTAATTTATCTGTTCACTTAAATAGAGATGGAGAGATTATTCTTGAGGCTACTAAGCCACCTGATCCAAAGCTATTAGAAAAAGCTTTTGACACATGGAACCCTGATTATTCTGAGACAAAAAAAATAGTCTCCTTAGTTGAGTACTTAGGAGACTATCAAAATAATTTTATGAGAGGAGTGGCTGCTTTTATTTAGTAGCTGCCTTCTCATAATATACAATTAATTCTTTTTGATGTTTTAAATAGCGATCTAGCTCAGACATATTGAGGGCTAAGTTTTCGTAATCTCTAACACTAATCGCATAGAAGACTAAGTTGCCATTATCTTTTTCAAACCTTTTCTTAAATGAATCTAAGTTAGCCTCAGTCACTACATAAAAATGCATGGGGTTCATTTGCATAGGCTTGGGCCTAGCCTGAAGGGGTATTTTGCGTTTTATCTCAACGGTCTGCACTTTTAGGGGTAGCACCTCCTTCAGGTTGCTGCACCCCATCATTAGGCTTGCTAGGCTTAATCCTAGAAAAATCTTCAAAATGTTTGAACAACTTTTTGGTAGCATTGTTTATTCTCTTTTCTATCATCATAGGCTTCTTCATACTAAGAGAAGTAAGATCATGTTTTCTTAACTTATCAATAAGCTTATCTTTGTATTTATTTGCTTCGATAATCTTTGCAGATAGCTCCGTGTTTAGCTTTTGAAACTTATCTCTGTCTTCTTGAAGAGCTTTTATTGTACTATCTTGTTTAGCCTTTGCCATCTCTACTTTAATAATATTTTCAGAGAGAGTCGCTATTTTATTTTGTGTATGCACATAGTATTGATAACCACTATATCCTAACCCTCCAACAAGAGTAACCACGGCTAGCCCTGCATAAACTTGTATCATGTTTACTTCCTACTCATATAAGCGGTGGCCCCCATATAGGCCCCCACACAAGATGCCATTCCAATATAGAAGAGAGAAAAGAGATCTGCAAGGGCTTTTATTCTTGTATCTGGAAAGAAAGGTAAAAATACGGCAGCAGTAAAAAAAATCATAGTAATCATAGCAACCCAAGCCATTCTTCTTTGAGCATCCAACTTTTCATGTCGCTCTACAGCTTTTGATATCTCAAGTTCTTTATCTGATACCTCGCCATCTCCGTCCAAGTCGAGGGGGTTGTATTTACTGTCGGGTTGTAGTTTCTTCTGTTCCACAGTCAAACTCTATTGTATGTATCGGCCCCTCAATGTTATTTCTCCAATAATTAACAAAGTGGTTCATTCTTGGATACACGGGCGCAAAGTCAAGAAATTGCCAAACAAATTCTTGTAGTACATGGGGATGATCTGGCATATGATAAGTGATGCGTAACATCACAGGCTCATATGGCACTAAGTTCATTTATTAATCGCTTTGTAAACGTTAACACCAAGAAAATTGATGAAGTCCCATAGCTTTTGTAATTCAGCATTGTCAGACTTATTTGGTGTAAACGCAGCTACTACGGAGCAAACTCCTATTACTGCAAAAAGTATTACTATTAACGTGATAAGGTTCATTATTTTCCTCCTAGTTTAAACTGGTCAAGCTCCAGTTCTATCATTTGCTTCTTAGAAGCTCCTTTTCCTTCCGCTGCAAGAGCTTGCCCAAGTCCTGCAACAAGAACTGGATAAAGGTTAGCATTGTATTTTCTAATTGCGGTGTCACCTAGCTCTATCATTTGAATAACTGCATCAACCATCTTTGGATCAGATGCAAGCTTTGCAAGGGCGTTGGCATTTTTTTGCCTGAAAGCTCTAAGTGCAATCTCACTCGCTACATATTTAGGGCTAACAACTCCCCGAATAATACTGTATCCACGAGAGAGAAGAGACTCCACTGAAAGACCTCGTGGTGAGGCCACTCTAACTCCTGCAGCCCTTTTCACTGCAGCTTCATTTCTATTTATTATTCTTAAAAAATCTGCAAGAGCCATAACCCCATCGTAAACAGGTGTGGCTCCCTCTTCTCCTCCATCCAACAGCTTCTTTAAAATGGTTTCATTTTGCTTCACTATATCATGGAACTCATTGTATTTGAAATCCTTTACTGTTTTAAAAGTTCCCTCTTTTACACCTTTTTCAAAATCTTTAAGATCTAAAGTTGTGCTGTAAGTTCTTTTTGATATAGCATCTAAGACAAGATCAGATAAAGTCTTTCGAGACTCCTCATTTGATATGTTAAGATTCTTTGCTATCTTAGGAACAAGCTCATCTATTCTTCTAGCTGCTTGTGGACTCGTTACAAAAAAATCAAAAAGCTCTTCTATACTACTAATTTTTTTAGCTTGAAACTCACTAGAAAATTGAAAAACATCATTTAAATATTTTTCTGCAAGGTCAACTTGTTTTCCAAGTTTTTTAGCAGATCTCTTAACGTCAGTATTTAACTTTTCAAGATTATTTTTAAATTCTGTAGTCCCAACAAATCTATCTATATTAGTGTTATAATCAATAGCAGCTTGCCTATCAATTAATCCCTTTCTTTGCAGATAATTCATAGCATCGCTAACAACTAAATCATTTTTAGTTAAAGCACCCATTTTTTGTGCTCGTTGACCCACAGCCGCAAAAGCAGCCTGTTCTGGACCGCCAATTTTTGCAGTGCCTTCAGGCGTAATGTCGCCAAGCCTTTTTGCTTTCTGCATTGCAGGAGTGCTACCAAGATACTCAGAAAGCATATTTGTTAGGAGATTATTAACTACTGGCTTTTCACTTTCTGCTATTTCAAACTTACCTGTTTGTTCATTTCTAAAACCAAAAACTCTTGCAAGTTGATCTTCTAATTCTACGCCATCTCTTTCAGTCCCTAGCCGTAAAATCTTTTTTATATCAATCCATTTAGAGGGATTTTTTACATAATTATTACCTTTAGTATGATCTAGCCAATAACCAATAGGACTATTTTCTTTGTCTCTATACCTATCTATAACGTTCTCTAACCAATATTTCTTAGCGTCTCTTAACTCACCACTAAGTTCATCTGGCATTGTTTCTACAATAGATTTTGCTAAAGTTGAATACTGATTTGACAACCCTCTATTTGAATCATACAATCTTGCCGCTTCCGTAGAGAACGAACTTGAAAAGTTCTGAATGTCTTTAGCATCCATCATTAAACGCAGATTAACATTTATACCTGCATTATCTGTAATACCTTTTAATATCTGAAACGTATCAAAATCACTCAGACTTTCTTTAGAAGATCTGCCGTAAGTTTTGTTAATAAAAGCTTTTACTAAAGAATAATTTATTTCATCTGCTTCAACTGAGCGCATTCCTCCAAACCCATCTGGGACATAGAATTGAGCCTCTTCAAAAGCTTCTCTAAATTCTTCTCTTAGTTCTGCACTATCACGAAGAACCTCATCAGCATTTGATTTTGCTTTGTAATCAGCAAGCTTTTCAAGGGGAACAGCCTTTCTTAATACAGTTCCTGCTACTCTTGCATTTAAAAGAGGCTCCCCTCTTTTTATAATAGAAGTGTAACTATCAG